TCAGTTTATGGAGGTTGTTCGTAGCAGCATGGAGGCTCGTAGGCAAGACTCAAAAATTATGGGTAGCACAGCTTACAGAGTTGCATCTACAGCTAGTGGTGGAGATACTGGTGGAGAAGGTTTGTTTGGACCTCGTAATTATAGGAGGATGTCTGATGAAGACGTCTTTGAAATTTGGCAGAACTATCAACGTTCATTTGCTGGTGGACAAACAGTAACTACAGCTAATGAACTTGTATATGGTATGTCTGCTGACGAAGATACCCGTAGAAAACTAGGAGCAGGTTACTACCTGTTCGATAAGATGGACAATGCATTTACTGGTGAAGGTTCGTTAGCTGAGATGGCAGATGCCATATGGGACTATGGAAGAGCTGGTATCTTTGACCCTGCGACCATCCTATCCTTTGGCATAGGTAAAATATTTACATTCGGTGCTACAAAAGCAAGTAGTGCAGCAGCACGTTCTCTGCTCATCAAAGGTTATCAGCAATACATTAAGAATGGATTGACTAAGACAGCTGCAAGAAGGGCTGTACTTAATGTTGTAACTAAGTCAGCGCCTATAACTACTGCTGATGCTATGATTAATATGGGTGCTGATATAGCTTATCAGTCACAACTAATTGGTACTGGTGCTCAAGAAGAATACAGTAAAGCACAGACAGCATTCGCTGCGGCAGGTGCAATGTTTATTCCTGCTGCTATTGCAGGTAGTTCAGGATTTGGTGCGTTTCGTCAGTCAAAGGCAATGGAAAGAACTTTTATCGGCCACAAGAAAATGGACGATGACGTATTTAAATTAGGTGCAGAAGAGGCTAAGAAATTATTAGACTCCAGAGTTGATAAAGAAGTTATTAAGAAACAAGTACTTGAAAATTTTGATGCTAAGAACAAAGACCTTTTAAACTGGGAAGATCTAAAGATAGTAGCAAAAGAAGGTATCTCAAAACGTAAAGAAAAAGTAACAGACATAGTTCTTACTGATGCTTTCTACAAAAGATTTTTCTTTGGTGATCCAGAGAACATGCAAAAAGGTTTTTGGGAAGGTCTCAGAGATTCTGGATTTGTTATACATAAATCAATGCTTGAAGACAACACAGTAACAGGTGTGTATGGTGAGGCGATTAAAGATTATCTCTCAGACGAAGCTGCTAAAAAAGCAATGAAGAATTTTGAAGATGCTTCAGGAGAGAAATTAGGTATTGCCTATACAGCTGAGGCACTAGGAGATCACTGGATTAACAGGACTAGTACTGCGGGTAGTATCTTATGGACACCTTCTCAGTTGTCTCGCCTAGATTCTTTTAGTAACACAGGGTTACTTGATACTGTTGGTAAAAAACTTTCATCTGCAATAGGTAAAGATGGAAAGAACTTAGGCCCTAAGGCTAAGGAAGTACTGGAAGCTTTTGGATCTAGTAAGGGTGCAAAAGATGACCCTCAGTTTCAAGCTTTTGGCTTATCTATCTATAAGCGTTTGCTTACATCTCACCTGTCTACTTCGGGTGCAAACCTAAAAGGTTTTGGTCAACTTGTATCATTAAACACAGCAGCAGATTTCTTTACGGCAGCTGCTAACTTAGGTCAAGCTGGATGGTCCAAGGTCATTCAAGGTGATGCTGATAAAGCAGTTATGTATTATAACAGGGCTTGGGGTTCAGCTGCAGGTGCAATACGCAGGGGTGCCTCTGTCTTATCTCCTGAGTTAGAATATAACTATGCAGTTAAAATACTTGAAGAGTTTCCAGAGACAGGTAACAAACTCTTTCGTGACATAGCAGGTGACGGTGGTGTAAATGATAGCCTCGGTCATTTTAATATGGATGCAAAAGGTAAATTAGATTCTAAAGGAAAGCTAGTAAATCCTAAGGCAACCTTAGATCCTACGGGAGCAAAGTATATTGTAGCTAAAGGTGCTGATGCAATTACAAAAGGTGCTCAGACCGTTAGCTTAGTTCGTCTTCAAGATGAAGTAACAAAAACTTGGGCCTTTGGCAACAATGTTAATCAAGCTATCATGAGAGAGTACGGAGTTTCACCTGAGAAATTCTTTGCCAGAAGAGATGTCACCCTTGAGATGGTTACAGACAGATTTAAAACTAACGTACTAGAAAAATCTACATTTAGAACTTTACGTGAGACTGCATCTGTAAACTGGTCGACTCTACCTGTAAATAATTCTTTTAGAACAGCTGCAAGTTGGATTGAAACTCTCACAAACAGAACACCATTGGGGTATATTGCTCCGTTCGGAAGTTTCTTTAATACTACAATAGCCACTATGGCAGACCTAACAGGTGTTAATGCTTTTAGATTTTTAATATATAAACGTATTCTTAAAAAAGACTTAGACTTTATGACTCAAGAAGGTGCGGAATCTTTTGGGAAGATGGCAGCGGGATGGACTGCAATAGGTATTGGTATGCATGGCGCTAATGGTGCATACGAAAGGATACAAGAGGGTCTGGCCTACAACCAAGACAGGGGGAGTAGTCCTCTGTCAAATATAACTAATCTTGATGATGGATCTATACAAGATCGTAGGTATGATTGGCCTTACTCTACTATACGATTGCTTAGTCAGATACTTGCACATGGCACAATGGAGTATCACTTTTTGTCGCCAGAAGAAAAAAGTGACCCCGCTTTGGTTGATAGCATCTTTAGGGATTTTAAGTTAGAGGAAGTACCCTCAGATTTATGGGGTGAACTTGCATCACAGTTAGGTGGGCAGTCGATACGTGATGTAACAGACCTTGATAAATCCTTGAGAGAGTATGTAACAAATCTTATTGAGGCAAGTAAGGGTAATAAAGATGCTCTTGATGCAGTTACAAATATAGGTGGGGCAATTGTTGGACCGATCCTACAAAGAATTGGAAGTGGGGCTTTAAGGCCACTTGACCCACTCAACGTAGTGTATGGTTTATTAACGGATAAGAACATGAACCCTGATTTAAAACAGGGACCAGAGAAATTCAACAACAGTTTAAAATATGTAAATAATTTCTTTACTGGTCTAGCGGGGATGTCCTCTGAACTTCCAACCAAAGCTTCCCCAACTAGAGGTAACAATAGAAATACAGATCAGAGTAAGCAATTGCTTGGTGTTCGTACTGTATCTGAACCAACCAGCATAGATAGTATGTTTAATGCTGCTGGTATGTCTAGCTGGAAATCTGTTAATGTTCAGACGTCTAGCCCAGAAGTAAAGAACTATATGAATAGATTAATGGCACCCTTCTTAGAGGCAGCGGCTCGTGAGTACCTGATTAAGAACCCTGATTTTTATACTAAATCTCAAGCAGGTAAAGAAAAAATTATTGCGGCGATCATCAAACAAGCAAGAGGAAGGGTTACCTCTGTTATGCAAGACAGCCCAATACCTAGAAGTCTAGAGGCGGTAAGGGTTATTGCAAAAGCAGATAAAGATAAAGTAAAAAAAGTTATGGATTACCTTGGTATAGAAGGGACCCTCTCAGATATACTTAAACAAGAAGACCCCTTCCAAACTTTACAGAGGATACAAACTATATTAGATAGTTACGATGACATATGGCATGGAGATCTTAACCTAGACTAGTCATCATCATCCATTATGTCTGCCCAGTTGTAGGCTTCTCTCTTAACCTCTTCGACATGACCAAGACCCCTGCCACTTGCAAGTAATCCAGCTAAGGCTTGTCCAGCTAGATACCTGCGAGAGGTCAGGGGTTTTTCTTTGGGTCGATTCTTTTTTACATAAGCCTTAGCCTCTTCTTCAAGAGGAGGTAAGTCATTCTTAGATCTCTTGGTTGGTCTGCCCATAGGTTACCCTTACTTATGTTTCTCTGCCAAAGCTTCGTTCATCTTCTCTAAGTACCATGCAGCTTTCTTCATGTCTTCTGCAGGCTTCTGCTTGTATCGGTAGCGGTGTTGGTACTTAATCATGTTGCCGTGACAGTAAGCAATGAACCCATCTAAGCCTACTACTTGCTTGATGTAATCAATACATTCTACCCCACCCATATTGTAGTGAGCAGGTCGATTTACTGCGTCATATTTTTCAGCCAAGGCATAGTTTGTATCTTCTATATCTTTTTTGAGGCCAGCTAAATAAGTTTCTTTCATCATGTAATCACCAACTCAGCTGATGTATAGGGGATGTGAAAGAATAGCTCAC